ATACTAAAGGCCCGCGATTATAGATTAGAAGAAATATTTCTAACTAATTTGATTTCTGGCGATAGTTTAAATCTAAAAAACTTAACTGCAGAAATAAATCTATTTGAAGATGTATTTTCTCCTGTTATGTTTGGTAATGTTATCATATCTGACGGTTTGAATGTTATAACTGAGTTTCCAATATTAGGTAACGAGTTGCTTACATTAAAACTTAGAACACCCACGTTTGAAGACAATCCAACACAAATAATACAAAAAACTTTTCAATTATATGCGATTGAAGATAGGGTATTAGCTACTGATAGACAACAAGACTATAGACTTTGTTTTATGTCTAGAGAGGGATTAGTAGATCAATGTTCTCCAATTTCTAAATCATTTAAAGGTGTAACTTCTGACATCGTAGACAAAATATATACAGAGTATTTACAAACTCCAAGATTAATAGAAAATACAGAAGTATCTGATAACGTTTTTGAGCCTAGAGAAGTAGGCACCACGGGACTTGTTATTGGTGATACAGATCATATTTCTAATGTTAGATATGTTTCAAATTTTTGGACTCCCTTTAGAAATATAAACTTTATTTCTAAATATGCTAAAGGAGCAACACTAAATTCTACAGACTTTCAATTTTTTGAGTCGAATAAGTTTTTTTATTTTTGTACTTTAGAATGGTTGATTGCTATGCAATTAAAACAAGGGCTATTTGATGAATATGTATATGAGCCCGTGGGTATTAATCTCGTAAGACGACAAGGAAGTTATGTTTACAATTCTGTTAGCCTTCCTCCAGAATTCACAAAAATTGAAGATATTACGATTCCTAAAACAATGGACATATTGGAAGGACAGGATTCTGGATTTTATGCGAATGGTGTTAGGGCTTACAATTTTACAACAAGAGAACAATTTGAAAGTAATTTTGATTTTAGAGAGCAAATGAAAAAGATGATTAGAACAGATGCAGGTATAGCTATTCCCGCTTATGTTGATAGAACACCTTACTCTAATGTTTCTTTTGTTTCATTAAATTCTCATTTATTTGACGACTATAGTTTACAAGAAGATTATATAGGAAACGTTTCTTTTAGAACATCTTATTCAAATTCGTTTAATCAATTTAAATTTAGAATGGATGTTCCTGGAAGAACAGATATAGAAGTTGGAAGGGTTATTAATTTGTTATTCCCAACACCCAAAGCAAAAGAAGAGGAGTTTGATGTGGATCCTGATAATGCTTTTGATCCTATATTGTCAGGTCCTTATTTAATCACAGCCATACATCATAAGTTTGATGTTACAAAACATTCAATGACTTTAGAGATTGTTAAAAACGGCGTAGGTAAATCGTTGGGAGAGGAGATATAATATGAGTAATATGTCAGTGCCAAAGTTCTTTTGGTGGATAGGAATTGTTGAGGATAGAGCTGATCCAGAATTTTTAGGAAGATATAGAGTAAGAATATTAGGTTACCATACGGGTAATAAAGCAATACTACCAACAAATGAATTGCCATGGGCAGTTCCTGTTATGCCTGTAACATCTGCTAGTATCTCAGGCGTAGGGCAGTCAAGCGCTTTGGTAGAAGGATCTTCAGTAATTGGTTTCTTTGCTGATGGAGAAGATGGACAGCAGCCAATTATATTTGGTTCGTTTACAAGTTTGCCACAGGTAGGCCCAACACTATTAGATGAGGAATCTAATGAGAAATGGAAGGAATATAGACAAGAGGCTCTAGCAGAATTACAAAGACAATTAGCATCAGTAGAAACAGCTCTGGCAGAAGATATAAACGACTTACAACGGGATGCTTTAGAAGAAAAAAGGGATTTATTAAAAAAGCAGATAGAGGATTTGTCATCTACTACAGGTATTGCTCTGGATTATCAAGGGTTTGTTGATCCTAGAGGAATATTTCCTAGAGATGGAAAGGGCACAGGATTTAACTACTTAAAAGAACCCGATAGTTCTAGATTGGCAAGAGGTGCCGATGCAGAACATCACTTTGTAAATATTAATAAAAGAGATACAAGGTTAATTGATATACCTAGAGCAACAGCTCCTAATGTATCTTCCATATTTGAGAAATTGCCTAATACAAGATACGATAGAGGAACTTGGCAAGAACCTGCTCATAGATTTAGTGACATGGGTCCAAGTGAAGATGGGTTAGGATACGTAGAAAATAATGAAGTTACTACAGAGTGGGAAGGTTATGTTCCTATAGGCACAAAACCGGAAAGTGATTTAATTCAAGACGGCAAAACTTCCATGTATCCTTTTAATAAGGTTTGGGAAACAGAAACAGGACATTGTTTTGAAGTAGATGATACTCCTGGCAATGGAAGAATAAGTAACTACCACAACTCCGGAACATTTGAAGAAATACAGGCTGACGGTACTAAGATAACAAAGGTTGTTGGTGACGGTTATGATATAACATTAAAAGACAAGCGTGTTGAGATACGTGGAAGCTGTGATATACATGTTGCAGGAGATGCCTCATTGTATGTTCAAGGTGATATGTATACAGAAGTAGATGGTAATCAATTTAATTCTATTAAAGGCAACCGCGTAACAAAAGTTGGCGGAAATGATTTGTTAGAGGTATTGTCTAGCCAAAACACACAGATAAACGGTCAACGTGGTTGTCGTGTAACAGGAGACGACACAGAAACAATCGTAGGCAATCAAACACATTCTGTAGGACAAGATAAAAGGACAACTGTTTCAGGAAAAGTTAGTGAAAAGCATTTATCAGATATGAAGGTAACTGTAGGGAGCAATTATACAACTCTTGTAGGTGGTGATTATAATTTGGGTGTTGCTGGGTTGTACAGTATGGGAGCAGGTAAAACGTCTACAATAAAATCAAAACAAACAATGACATTAGAAACAAAAGCAAATCAAATTGTTAAGGTGGCTACAGACATTAAAGAAACTGCAAAGAGCATAGATTCAACTGTTACGAATACATGGAAACTTAAAGGTGCTAATGTTGACATTGATGGATCAAGTAGGGTGGATATTAACTAATGCCTATAGCTAGTAGAAAGGAAGATAAATGTGTACACGAAGGGTGGTCACCCTCACCATTTGATATCACAGAAGGCGCAAGTAAAACCTATATAGAGAGTAAACTTGCAGCTAGAGTAGGTGACGCAACAACGGCACACAGCAAAGGCAGCACCACACATAATACATCAGGAGCACCTAAAATATCTTCAGGTTCATCAAATGTTTTTATTGAGAATAAAGCTGCAGCAAGAATAGGTGATAGTGTGGACTGCGGAGCTACTGTAGATACTGGTTGTAGTAAGGTGTATATAGGAGGCTAATATGGCATTAGAAATATTTGGTAGATATTTTACAGACACCGGGGGTGTGGGACTTACTGCCTCAGAAGCCGTTTCAATAAAAACAAGAAGTACACATAAAGACAATTCAATTGCATTTGCTGACGACTCGCCATATATAGCAGCAGGGTACAGCGATCAAGGTATTGATTTTGATAGTGATAATTTAGTCTACCTTGCTATTTCACCTGGTAGAGACGGTGTTGATAAATTTACATTGGAGACCTTTGAAAAAGTTCCAATGTTGTTACCTCCAGGTAGTGCTAACGGGAAAACCTATGAATTAGTTATAACTTTAACAGATAAAGACCCTGCAATAAGAGGAGCTCAACAGAAACATACGTTTAACATTGACGAGGCATCACTAGGTAAAACAGGTAGTTGGTCTTTTCCTCACTTTGATACAATTGGTGGTAATGCCTTAAGAAAAAATTATTTTATTGACAGAGACCCACCATATGCTCGTGGTGATAGAGGTTACCCAACAGAAGAAGAGGGAGGAAATTTTAATAATAATGTTATTAGAATTCCTCTAACAAAAGATTACAATCCTAACAGCGATACAATAGAAAAGATAGGAGAGTTTTTCCTAAAACAAAGTGATGAACCTAGTGAGGGTATAAACACTTTACATTTTCCTACTCGGGGTTCTGATCTTATAACTTATGTCTATTCAGACGGTGTGGTGGCTACTTCTCCAGAACAGGTAGCATTCAACTACTATATTGTTGAAACTGGAACAGATATTCCAATCGAAGAATATTATGATCCTGCTTTAGGAGTTAATGGTGGTTGGGATAATGCTTACGGTGCTAGGTTTAGAATTGTTAGAGAAAATGTAACTCCTCCACAAGGAAATGAAAGCAAAGTACCTGCAACTCCGATATTAGCCACAAATATTTATAGAGAACCTGAAAAAGTAATTAATCCTGACGGCACATATTCCCATTCAACTATGGGCATTGCAGTAAATCTAAATCTACCAGACAATGGGTTTTTGGGACACGATCCTGCAACAGACGATCGTTACAAATTAGAATATATCTGGAGACTAGAGAAACAAGGAGGCAAGTCTAAACTTATAACCCTCAATAGTGGTTTTGCAAAGGTAGGCGGTAACTATCAATTATATGCTAAAAACTTTGATGCTGAGCAAGGAGGTTTCGGGTTAGGAACTTATATTAACACAATAACCCTTTATCTTGTATATACAGATGATAATGGAGATTCTTATTCTTCTGAAACAGCAGTAGCAAGAGACACTTTCAATGTAACAGAAAGAACAGCATCAGCACCGCCTCCAACATCGGGTCCCCCTCCAACATCGGGTCCCCCACCGGGCCCAGCTCCGTCATTTTCAGGCGGCCCGTTTCAGATACAACCGTTAAGTGGTGCCTCAGATTGTGGTCCAGGAGATGGATTAAGAGATTTGGCTGATAAACTTGCAGCCGTTGAAGCATCAACAGATGCTTTATTAGCAACAGCAACTGATGGCATTGGTGATCTTTTAGACAGCATCAATAGTATTGTATCTAATGAGGTAAATAAAGTTAAGGGTTCTTTAGAAAGTATGATACCCGAATCCTTTAAAGGAGCAGCTAAAACATTTGAAGACGGAGTTAAGGAAGGATTAGAGCTTGCTGCTGTTGTGGCAGCTGGAGGTGAAGCCGCGATAAATGCTGCCTTAAAACTGAAAACTCTTGCAACAAAGTGGGAAGGTATTATTGATGGTTTGGGGGGTCTTATAGACAATGATGGCAACCCAATAGAAACTTTTTATGATGTTATAACATTAATGCAGACGTTATTGAGGACAGGTGCTACAGATTTAGATAGTTTATGTAAAATGTTACCCAATGTCTCTGAAAGCTACGATGGGTCTGTATCAGTTAAGGCTACTCCAATAACTATTCCTGAATTTGATGCCGTCGATTTAATTAAAGGATATGAACTTCCAGAGTTGCCAAAACCAACACTTATTATAGATGTTTCAGCTAAGAAAAAAGAAACAGTTGCTTCTTTCACAAACTTCCAAGCACCTAAACTTTATGGAGGACCAAAGGGTTAAACCTTTATAAATACGAATATGGCAGCCCAGAATTTAAAACTTGAAAAAGTTTACAAAGATTTAGATTTATCTTTTGCAAAAAATCCTGCAACAGGAGACATTGCAAAAAAGATAGACGTGAATTCTGTTAAGCAGTCAATAAAAATTTTGTTGCAAACAAACTATTTTGAAAGACCATTTCAACCAAATTTGGGAACAGGTCTTCAAGGACTTTTGTTTGAAACAATAAACCCAACAGTATCAGCTGCAATATCGCAGTCTGTAACTCAACTGTTGAAAAATTACGAACCCAGGGTTAAAGTAATAAAAGTTATTTCTGACCCTGATTACGATAACAATGGTTATAGTCTAACCATAAACTTCTATGTTGTAGGAGTCGAAGGGCCACAGCAACTAGGAGCTTTTTTACGGAGAATACGATAATGGCTAAAAAATTAACTATAATTAGAGAAGAAAAGCCTTCAGAAGCTCAGTGGTTTGAGGATGTTCTAGAGTCCCAACAGGATTACTCTGAAGGTCCTAGAACTACCGGTCTTCATCCTCATGTTATCAATGATACATTGAACATTGATCCTTCTTGGCCTACTACAGAAGAGGTTGAAGGATTAGGCGCTGAACTTGTAATTAGTACAGCAGAGGATTGGGGTGTAGAAAAAGAAGTTCATATAAGACACACTGATGCAGATCCTGTAATTTTTTCTGATCCAGAACATGAGCTGTTTACAGCTAGAAAGGCACATAACACAGAGCATGGGATTACACTTACTGTTTCAACAGTTGATGCCAATGAAGATTGGACAGTAGCATAATAACATCGAGGAAAACAAATGTCTCAGCTAAAGGTAACAGAATTAGATTTTGATAATATAAAACAAAATCTCAAACAGTATCTTCAATCTCAAGAGGAATTTTCAGATTACAATTTTGAAGGTTCTGCTATGAGCGTTTTGCTGGACACTTTGGCATACAACACCCATTACAACGCTGTCTTAGCTCACATGTTGGCAAACGAATCCTTTTTAGATAGCGCTGTTAAGAGATCTTCTGTAGTTTCTATAGCAAAGTCTCTTGGCTACACACCAACATCTAAAAGAGCTTCTAGGGCGGAAGTGGTGTTAATTGTTTTTCCTGATCCCACTTTTGAAAACACAGTTCTAACTTTAACTAGAAATACACAGTTCACATCTACTATTGATGGAGTTACATATTCCTTTTACCCGCAGACTGATAAAACAACAATCCTTCAAAACTTTGGACAAGGGGATGCCTTTTATTTCTCAGGTATTGAGATAAAAGAGGGTTTTAGAGTTAATAACAATTTTTCTGTAGATGCCAATACTGTATCTGGACCTTTTATTATACCCAATCAAGGTGTCGATACGACAACTTTAAGAGTTAGGGTTCAAAATTCTGGAACAGATTTTGCTGTAAAATCTTTTCAATATAAGGATAAATTTGCAGATGTAAAGGCAACAGATCGAGCTTGGTTCTTAGAAGAAGGTTCTGATGGCTTATATAGAATTTTGTTCGGAGACGGTGTTGTTGGGCAAAAATTAAATCCTGGCAACATTGTTCTAATAGATTACTTGAACACAAATGGTGCTCCTGCTAATAATTCAGAGCAGTTTACTTGCAGAACAACTATAACAGGAAATAACGAAAGACTTATTACTTTAACAACAACTCCATCTTACGGTGGTGCAGTTAGAGAAACGGTTTCTAGTATAAAAAGAAATGCACCTAGATACAACTCTACAAAAGAAAGAGCCGTAACTGCTCAAGATTATGTTTCCTTAATTAAAGCAAAAAATCAAAACATACAATCTGTTTCTGTCTGGGGAGGCGAGGACAACGATCCGCCCATATATGGGAAGGTTTTTATTTCCTTAAATCCATATCAAGGATCTATTATTACACAAGGCGATAAAGATCAAATTGTTACGGAAATCATAGAACCAAGAACACCTATTGCTATACAACCAGAATTTGTTGATCCAGAATATCTATATGTTGGTGTTAAAGCTAAATTAGCTTACGATGTTAAAAAGACAACATTAACATCTGGACAGATTATTCAAGGAGCTCAAGTAAATATTGATAACTACTTTAAAAATAATTTAAATTATTTGAATAGACATTTGTATTTTTCAGATTTACACAAAATTGTATATGGAAGTTCAGAGGCAATGAAGTCTGTTACAATCAATTTTACTTTACAGAAAAGATTTAGTTTAACAGAAGTTAATGCTATAGGAACAACTAAAATTAGTTTCAATAATAAATTGACCCCCAGAACTCTTACAACTAATTGGTTTGATAAGAATGTTGGCAATGTTATCTATAAAGTTAGGTTGGAAGATGAACCTAATAGAAATGTTGTTGCTCCTAATTATAACGGATCTGGGAGATTATTTTTAGTAACTGAAGATAATAGACGAATAGCAGAAGTTGGAACCATTGATTATGATTTAGGAAAACTTTCTTTACCAGACTTTAATGTTATATCTCTATATGGTAACGCTACAAAATTACATGTAACAGTTGAACCGCATGATACTATTAAGGACATAACAACCGATATCTTAACTAGAACAAACCCAGAATCACAATCTGCGGTTGTTCCTTTGCCAGCAAAAAACACAATATTAGCAAAAGATGATAGTGTATACAATGTAATTTCTGGATTAAGAGAAGGCATAAAAATAGAAACGATTGCAAGAGTAGACGAGTAATAAATGTCGAATTATATTCCTAGCTATTATAGGTATGTTTCTAAGATAACTATTTTAGATGGCGGAAACAACTATACTTCAATACCCACTTTAACAATTAGTGGCGGCGGGGGTTCTGGTGCAACTGCGACGTGTACCATATATAATGGTTCAATACAAACTGTTACAATTACAAATATTGGAACAGGCTATTTTACAGCACCGACAATAACTGTATTGGGCGGGGGTGGCTTTGGAGCAGATTTAGCAGCATCATTATCTTTTGCTGCTGGCACTGGTTCAGAGTATGAATCAAAACCTTCTTTATTAGTTACTAGACAACTTCCAGAATTTATTCAAACAGATTATCCTAAGTTTTTAGCATTCATCAACAAATATTTTGAATGGATGGAGTTGAATTTAAAACCTAATTCTGCATTATACCAACCAAAATTTTTAGATATTGATTCTGCACCAGATGTTCCGGAAGGAGAACATGAGGATCAAATCCTAAAACTTTGGGGAAGACAATTAGCTATAGATGTTCCTGAATCTTTAGCTGTAGATAGAAAAAAAATTTACAAAAGAATAAAAGATTTATATGAAACAAAAGGATCTAGAAGATCCATAGAAATGTTTTTTAGACTTTTGTATAACGAAGAAGTAGAGGTATACTATCCCCAAAAATTCATTCTTGTACCTTCAGACGGAAGATGGGTAGAAGAGCAAGCGGTTGTTGCCAGAGCAGCAGAAGGAAAAGATCTATTAGATGTTCAAGGAAAACTAATAGACATAACTTATGGTAGAACCATAGGTAGTATTACAACTTTAGAAACAATTCCTGCAACTGTAAAAAATGTATCAAAAATAGCATATACATTTCCTCCAATATATGAGTTAAACGTAGAGTTTGACACTAAAATAACATCTATTCCTGGGCCGGGCAGTGGTGGTAGTTTTACACTTTCAACGAACAACGGCGTTATTGATAGCGTTACTGTCTTAGGAGGAGGAGAAGAATATATACAGGCTCCAACATTACGAGTTTTTGACACGGGTATTGGCGAAGGGGCTGTACTAAGAGCAAATGTAACAGACGGTGTCATTACCAGCGTTACTATATTGGAAGGAGGAGAGAATTATACTAATCCTTTTATAGATATAGTTACAGAAGGTACTGAAACACAAATTTTATTAAGAGGTGCCCATTATACAGATGTAGAGGGGTATCTAGATAGAACACTCGTTAGTGTTGAAACAACGGGAACTTATAGTTCCAATATGGGATTTAGTGTAGGTGATATCTTTGTTGTTAACGAAACGGGTGATGATGGAAGAGGATATGCTTTAGATTACTTCCAAGATAATTATGTAATAATCGGAGGTAATAATAAGAGTTATATTAAAGTAGAAGAAGTTGATAGTAACAATGTACCCACCAGGTGGTCTATTGTAAACTCTGGAGGAGGGTTCTTCTCAACGTCTACTATTATACCTATTATTTCAAAAGCAGGACAACAAATTGATATAACCATCAGGACAGGTCATTTATTTTCTTATCCAGGAAAATATTTAGACGATAGAGGAAAACTGTCTGATGCTAACAAGTTGCAAGATAACTATAGATACCAAAAATATTCTTATGTTGTAAAATCCGGCATTCCTCAATCTAAATGGAACAATGATATAAGAAAACTTGTACACCCAGCGGGTATGGAAGTTTTCGGAGATCTTCTTTTAAAGCATGAGATAGATTTTTCTACAAATCTTTCTGTGGTTACAGATGGATATAACCTAAGTAAATATATTACTGTAGATGTTATAGATGCAGCAACAGCACTTGTGGAACTAGACTTTACTAAGAATATTCCAATAGACGTAGTTAATACTAGCGAATTCTTTAGATTTAATGCTCAATTAGCAAAAGAAGATTCTGTTACTTTAACTGATAATGATAGGATATTTGATCTCATATTGAGAAAAACTGATTCTACAAACATTGCAGATGTAACAGAATTAGTGGTTACATATAATAGAGAAAGATCAGAAAGCTTAAATGCTATAGATTCTTACTCAGATGTAATAACTTATATTAGAAGTTTTACAGAAAATAATCTTGCTACAGAAAACCTAGACAGTTTATCGGTAGGCAAGTTTATTACAACCTCAGCAAATATGTCTGAGGATAGTAGCTTTGATCTCAGTTTAAATAAGTCAGAATTAATTTCTACTTCTGAGATTCCTAGCATTTCCTTTACACAAGGAGCTCACAGTGAAAGTATAACAGTTCTAGACTCTATAGGGTTGCATAACAATATCAACCCTTATGATGAAGAAGTATTAACTTTTGAAGGTGTCGAACTTAACATTCAGGGATATGTCTCTGAAGATTATTTCCTAGAAGATTACGTAGGCACCGTAATAAGCTTTATAAATAGATATAAGCAATTAGCAGATTCTTTACAACCTACCGAGGTAGTTTCTAAAGGAACTCAAACAACAAAAACAGACGAAGCAACTACAGCAGAATCGGGTAGTTATGTATTAGAAACATATTCCCAAGGATTCTTTAAAGAGGATTATGTAGGAACTTCATCTACAATTACATAAACATATGGAGATTTAACAATGTTTTATAAAAATAAGATTGGCGCTACAGGTAAAGTAAATGTAGTAGTCACAGATAAAAACGGTTTTGTAAAAGAGGACTTTACTGTTAATAACTTAGTGGTTGGAGACGGTTTAGATTTTATTACAGCTAGAATGAACAGCACAGCAGATGCAGCAATGTCTCACATGGCTATTGGTCAGGGTGATGGCAACAATGGTGCTTCTACTCCTGCTGATGGCGATTCTACATTGCAAAGTGAATTAGCTAGAGTATCATTAAGTAGCGATACTGTTACTGATAATGCTATAGAGTTTGTTGCTACTTTTGGCGCAGGCACAGGCACAGGTGCTGTAACTGAGGCAGGCGTTTTAAATGCAGGCACAGGCGGTACTATGCTTTGCAGAACTACATTTAATGTGGTTAATAAGGGTGCAGATGATACAATGACTGTAACCTGGACTGTAACAATTAGCTAAAGGTAATATTTAGTGGCTCTAATACTAAGGGACATGGGTAGGGTTGAGTTAGCTCGATCCTATTACCGAGACATCCGTAATACTAACGATTACTTTTATGTAGGAGTTGGTAAAACTAATAGCTGGGAAGATGAAGATAATCCAGAGTCTCCTATAGACTCTGATTATTATGTTAACGACTTTAGAAAACGTTTAATGTTTCTACAAAGAGTTACTTCTTCAGATGCATGTCTTTTAGTTAGAAGAATTGATTGGGCGTACGGAACAATATACGATTCCTATAATAATAATTATAATACGAACAATCCAGCTTTTTCGGGAGCCACATCCTTATCTACTGCAAACTTTTATGTCCTGACAGATGAATATAAGGTTTATAAGTGCTTAGACAATAATAGAAATAGTTATAGCACA